GGAGCATTAGCAGAAGCACAAGAATACATTGAAGAAATACAAACATATGAAGAAAATTTAGAAGTAACAAATCGTTACATGTATGCTAAAATTTTAGAATCATATCAAGTTATGCAAAAAATTGACAGATTAGGTGCATTTGAAAAAGATGACGAAGCTGGAACTACATTCCAATTATTAAATGAAGTAATCACACAACTTAAAGAAGAATTCGATGGCGAAGCGCAAGAAGAAAAGTAATGTTTATTTTACTAAGATTACAGAAATAGCAATACTGGCATTCAATAAAACGGATAATGCAATTTCTCGAGAAAAAATATATCGCAGATTCATTTATCCAGCATTCATGAAGATGGCTGAAAATTTGATTAATACCATTAAGCCTACTTACATCGATTCTACATTTACAGATTTGCAAACAGATTTAGTTACATTTTTAACTGAAAGATTGTCTAAATTCAATCCAGAAGCAGGTAAAGCATATTCATATTATACTAGGACTTCATACAATTATTTAATAGGTGAAAACGAAAAAGCTTACAAAAAGCTTAAAGCAGCCACTCAAGAATTAGATATAGATGAACAACGCAATGTGCTTACAGAAATGCACAACGAAGAAATGCGAGAAGTTTTAGAATATTTCATGGATGGTTATGTAGATTATTGTTATGATAATTTGAATTTTATATTTACAAATCCAACAGACATACATGTAGCCGATTCTATACTTCATATTTTTGAACACAGAGAACATATTGAAGATTTCAACAAAAAACGTTTATACATATTAATTAGAGAACGTACTGGATTAGATGCTTCACAAACAAATTCAGTTACTAGAGTAGTTAAAGTATTAAAACAAATCTACGAAGATAACTTCAAAGAGTATGAACAACAAAACTTCGTAAAACTCCCTTTTTGATATTTATTTATAAAGGATTTACGATATGGACAAGAATGATGAATTATTCAAAGGTACCAGCTTTGCAGATTTAATGTCCGATGTTTATCACAATTCAAAAAAGAAAGATAGACAAATCAATCAATTGATTGCTCAGTTACAACCACTTATCCGAAATGCATCGGATGCTACTATTATTGTACCACTTATCAAAGAATATCTGGATGTAGCTGTTAAAAATGACGATCATTTAGTCAAATTAACAGCTATTGTACAAAGATATATTTCTACCAAACAAACTATATCTGGTGCTGACGGATTATTAAGTGATGAAGAAAAACAACAGTTACTTAAAGTTGCTGAAGCTACAATGAATAGCGAATTAGAAGATGAAATAGATAGAATACAAGAAGAAGACGTCGTTTTACAACAAAAAATTGCAGATGCAAAATCCAAATTGTCGAAGGATGTAAATGGATCAAACTAATATTCAATTTGATGTAGCAGAAGTATTAGAATATGATTATACATATCAATACATAGATCCATCTCAGCCAGATGGCAATGTTAACAAATTGTTTGCATTACGGGTTAGATCTTGCAACAATTATTTTAATGCTAAACCATTTTTTGCTAGACCGGCTAACATGAACATGAAACAAATTCCTTTGGTAGGCGAATTTGTTTTGATTTATAAAACATTTAATCAAGATTCTACTCCTACCAAAAGAAGGGAGTCTTGGTTCTATTTAACTGCTGTTGACGTGCAATCGTCAATGAATGCTAATCTATTACCAGGAATATCTGATAAAACTGCAAATGAAATCTCTTTGCAGATAAAACCAGGTAAAACATTTCAATTCAAATCCGTATCGCCGTTACAACCATATGAAGGAGATTTCATATTAGAAGGTCGTACTGGCAATAGCATACGTTTTTCAAATACTATTAGACCCGGAGGCGCATATAGTATATCTGCACCATGGCAAGGAGAAACCAATGAAGATCATTTATCTACGCAGCCTATTATTGTTTTGTCAAATGGCAGGAAAAATCAACCTAACAGAAAATTTGTAGTAGAAAATATTCAACAAGATGATGCATCTTTATATTTAACTAGCACACAAAAGTTATCAGATTTTCGTTTAAATAATACGATACGTCAATCAAAACATGCAGAATCTGCATTTAATCGATCTCAATTGATTGGCGTAGCAGACCGAATTACGCTTAAAGCTAAAACAGATGTAGTAGTTTTAGATTCAAACCAAGCTGTAGAATTAAACGCGCCTTTGATATCTATAGGTGTTAAAAAAGAAAAAGAACCAGGATTACATAGTACTGCAGTAGAAAATTTATTTAATTTATTTTTACAAATAATGTCAACTTCTTTACGTGATAGTAATGGAGCTCCAATAATTATTTCAGATGCTACATTTTTTAGTAAGTATCAAACAGAATTAAATAAATTGAAAAATAATAATATTCAACAGGATACGTATTAACAATGGCATCATTATTTCCATACAATCAAATTTCGCAAATACCAACCCGTATACTAGATTCTATTCAACCATTAATAAATGAAAAAACGGAAGAACTAAATAAATTAACGACAGATTTACAAAATTCATTGTTATCTATATCTCCAAATTCCAATTGTAATGATTCTGATATTTTACAATTAAAAGCTTTGTTACGTAATCTACAAACCGTTATTGATCAAATTCAATCAATATTTCAATTCGTACCTATTATAAGTGGCACGCTTAGATTTTTAATTAATTTTGCAACTACTTCCGCTAATGCGCAACTTTTAATACCAATGACTCCGGGAGTTCCAAACGGGCCATTAATACAATTTTTAAACACATTTTTAGATATAATAACGATATCTAGTGCATGTATAAATGTATTAGCTTCTAGCATTGAAATCGCAGCTGGATTTTTAGAAAAAATATTTAATATAACAGCACAAACGAATAGTACTATTTCAAATATATGCGGAGGAAATATATCTACTAATTCTCCGGATACAACATTGTTAACAGATAATATTACATTAACGGGATTAGAAAAATTATATCCAAGTGATTTTTACAAAAAAGTTAACGTATCTGACGAAGATTTACAAAGAAGATTTGATGCAATACAAGAATTAATTTTGAATCAAATTGATGTTGTTGCTAATTTAAATGAAGCTCCATCTAGAGTTTTATATGGCTCAGGAGTTCCTACTTCGATTATTGGTCAAATTGGAGATTATTACATTGATACTACGGATCAAACCGTATACGGACCTAAGACAAATTCCGATAGTTGGCTATAAACCATATTTTACGCAATTTGATATTTATAATAAATAGTATACATATGGATTCAAAAACATTGATAAAAGCACTAAAAATTGCCGTGCGTGAAGTTATTAAAGAAGAATTAACCGAAATTCTTCGTGAAGGGTTACAATCTACAATTAATGAAATGAAACAACCTAATACTGTTAAACAAGAGACAGTGAAAGTTGCTCCTAGAATGGTTAATGAAGTAAACAAAAAATCTAAACCACAATTTACAGAAAATAAATGGGCATCCATTTTAAATGAAACAGATCCTATAGTTGAACAAGGACCAATGGCAATGAATAGTTTTAAAGAATTAATGGCAGAAGGAATGGATGAAATTCGCATGACTTCTAAAGATGCTATGAATTTTGGAGCAATGCGACAAAACATGAAAGAAGCTATAGGCGTTGTACCAACTGCACCGAAAGTAATGGAAGACCCAGAAACTGGTAAAGTATATGAAGTAGATCCTGTCGTACAAAAAGCGATGACTCGTGATTATTCGGCACTAATGAAAGCAATAAATAAAAAGAAGAACTAATCGATGGCATTTGTTTATGAAAATATAGTTCAAGCAGTTGATTCAGTTAATGAAACTGGTTTAGGCGTTAAGTTTACAAATGCTGACTCTATTTTCAAATCTATATATTCGGTCCGAGAACAAGCAAAAGAAAATTTAAAAACTTTGTTGTTTACTAGAATTGGAGAACGATATATGCAGCCTACATTTGGTACTAATTTATTGAATTTATTGTTCGAACCAAATACAATACAAATTAAAGAAGATGTTTCGGAAATATTAATTGATCCAATCAATGTATGGTTACCATATATTTCAATTGAAAATATCAATGTAATAACGGCAGAAGAAGATCCAACACTTCCGCATCAACTTTCAATTACAATAACATATAATATTGAAAATTTTAGTACTGACAGTATAGTTGTATATGCAAATAACGACAATACAATATCGATAGTGTAAGCATGGAAACAAAAAAAGATGTATCATATTTAGGCAAAGATTTCGGACAATTTCGAAAAAATCTAATAGAATTTACTAAACAGTATTTTCCAAATTCTTATACAGATTTTAACGAATCTTCTCCTGGTATGTTGTTTATTGAATTAGCATCATACGTAGGAGATGTATTGTCATTTTATGCCGATACCAATTTGCGAGAATCTTTGTTAGAACGTGCTACAGAACGTGGTAACGTTTTTGATTTAGCACGTGCATTAGGATATAAACCAAATAATTCAGTAGCAGCACAAGTTACATTGGATGTATTTCAATTAGTTCCAGCTGCTGGATCTGGCGCATCTGTTGCTCCAGATTTTAACTATGCACTGTCTATCAAATCAGGAATGCAAATAAAACAACAAAATGGAGCTGCTGTATTTAGAACTTTGGAAGATGTAGATTTTGGATTTTCATCTTCATTCAATCCTACGGAAGTAACTATTTATGAGACTAATACCGCAACTAATCAACCTACGTATTATTTACTTAAAAAATCAGTAAAAGCTGTAGCCGGTCAAATTAAAACTGCTACATTTACATTTACATCGCCAGTTGCGTATGATAAAATAGTGTTACCTGAAACAAATATTGTAGAAATTATTTCTGTAACAGAAACCGATGGAGATAATTGGTATCAAGTTCCATATTTAGCACAAGATACTATCTTCGAAGATGTGCCAAATCTTTTAGAAAATGATCCAGATTTAGTTGGATATCGTTCTTCGGCACCAACGCTTCTTAAAATGAAAAAAACATCAAAACGTTTTGTTACTAGATTACGAAGTGATAATCGTTTAGAACTTCAATTTGGTGCAGGTATTTCTGACAATAATGATGAAGAAATAATTCCTAAT